CGTGCGCACGTCAGGGAAGTTAGGCTGCAAGTCGGGGCGCGCAGCGGGTGACGCAGGCGGCGCGGAGTTTTGCGGAGCAGCTGCGGGGGGCGGTGTGGGCGCGCCGGGAAGCGGGGGGGGGTTTATCAAGCTGAACCCGCCTTCCACAGTGCCCGCGACTTTAGGCTCATTTAACACACGAATGGCAAGCTGAAGCTCCATGTTTTCCTCAGGGCTCAACGTCTCGCCTCGCTGTTGCTTCAGCGTCAATCGCATGTAGCTGTTGTTGGCTTGGGCCTGCATGCTCGTACCGGCAAACCCGCCGTTTCCGCCAGCGGCGAGGGCAGCTGTGTTTGCGTTGCGCTCCGTCGCCGCCGTCGAGCGGTCTTGCAAATTGAGGCGCTTTTGTTCGTTTTCGAGCTGCTGGTTTTGGTATTCCGACATAGGAACTTGGGTGGTGCCGTTCATGTCGACCACGGTCGTGCCGGGCTGCTGAACTACAGAAACCTCTTTGTTGGCCCGCTTTTTCATGTAATCCGCCTGCGCGGTCGGGTCGCCGGGGAATAAGGCCTTCGCCTGTCTTTCCCAGTCTGTTGGCTGGTTGGTTTTGTACCAGTTGTCCACGTACGCCTTGCCCGCGCCCTGCATAAGTGTTTCGAGCTGAATGGCCTGCCACATGTCGGGCCCTGTGCTGGAAACGCCCGCACCCCCCGGCGCCGCCACCTTGCGCGAGTCAAAGCTGGGCGCAGTCACCGACCCGTCGACAATAGGCGCGGTGGTGGCAGTGCCGGGCTGCATTGGGGCGGTCGCGCTGCTGGACTGGCTGGCGGGGGCGTACGACACGCCGCCCAGTCGCTCGGCCAGCTGCTGCGCCACTGCGGCCTGCTTGCCGTCGATCTTGCGCTGCATGTAGCCGGCCATGAGGGCCTGGCCTAACTGTGAAAAACGACTTGCGCTTGAGTTCGGGATGGCCCAACCGCTGACGACCTGCGTCTGGTTGTTGTTCTCCAACGACTGCTGGCGCAACAGGTCGGCAATGGCCTGCTGTCGCTGAATTTCGCGCTGCTGCTGGGCGACTTCCGGCGCGAGGTAGTCGATGCCGGAAAACCCGGCCGCGCCGCCTGTGAAGGGGTTTGCCATGTCAGATCCTCGCGTAGTCGACCATGAGGTAACCGTCGGGCCGCGTCATCACAGCGTCCGGCATGACCTCGAGGACGTCCTGCGCCATGACGCCCACGCGCGGCGACTCGTTTTCGTTGTCCCAGAGGTAGCGGAACAGGTAAAGCGGCAAGCCGGAATCGGTTTTGCCAATTTCCTGCACGTCCTTTTTGAGGCGGCGGTCGGAGAATCTGCCCGCAGCCCAGCCGCCCGCCGCGCCGGCCGCAGCGCTTTTGCCAATGTCGAGCGCTGCACCACCAATAGGGCCGAACCAGCCGCCGTCGGCGTTGTACTGCGCCACCTGCGAGTTGTAGAGGTTCTGCGCATAGTCGGAACCCGCCTTGGTCGCGCCCAGAATGTCGGGGCCGGCGGTGTATTGCTGCTGGGGCACGGGCGCAAAGTTGGGCGCAGTAGGCGACGACTGTTGGCGCGCAGCACCCAGCAGGTTCATGTAGTGATCCTGCATCTTCTGGCCGGCCTCAAGGCCGTACAGGCCGGCTTGGCGGTACAGGTCGTTTTCCTGCTGGCCCTGAGTTCTCATGGCGTTGTTGTACGCCTCGCTGCCTTGCATGATCCCCTGGTTGGCCAGTTGCGCCTGCAACGCCTGCCGGTCTTGGTTGATCTGCGGCTGGTAGCGAGCCATCAGCGCGTTTTGGCCGACCTTGCCGGCGTCGCCGGTGAGGCTGCCGCCAAACCGTTTGAGGTACGTCCCAAGCTGCCCGGCAATTTGGCTCGAGATTTGGTTCTGGCGGTTTAACAGGCCCTGCTGCGCGCTGCTGTAATTGAGGTTCTGAACCCAGTTGCCGTTCTTGTCCTTGGTGTAAGTGATGCTGCCAAACGGCGTATTCTGGGTGATCCGGTTGTTTTGCAGCGCCTCGAGGGAATTGGCGCGGTTGCCGGCAGCGGTTTCTTTGGCGGCGGCCAGAAAGTCTGGCGCAGGCGGCGCTTCCGGCGAGTCTTTCGCCCACATGCCAAGGCGACGGCCGCGTCGCGTGATCAGGCCTAACAATTCACTGCGCATGGTTTTTCTCCAGCCATCTGCAATCGTGTTTCCACATGACGTACACCAGCAAATCGCCAGTCGGGTGCGCGCCAGTGAGTTTTGTTTCTAACGTGAAGCCGAGGTGCTCATCGAACCGACGGGCTGCGGCGTTGCCTTCCCCCACCAGCCCGGTGATCCGCTGCACCCCAAGCTGCCGGAACGGGTAGTCGAAAATTGCCCACAGAAAGTCGCGGGTCAGCCAGTGGCGGCCACTGCTGGCAATGTGGGCGTTGATGTTGACGCCGTTGAACTCGTTATAGGCGACGCCCGCCACCAGCTCGCCATGGCGCGCCCAGCCCACGCCGACGGCTGCGCCAAAGTTCCCGAACTCGTTAGTGCGCGTCGCGACCCACTGAACAACGTCAGGGCCGACGACCAGCACTAAATGACGCCCCCGGCCTCGACGACGTAGTCGGTCGAGATCCAGCTCAGCGGGCTGACGCTAATGGTGCCGACCATGTGCGCAGCGAAGCAGTAGCCCATGGCGAACGCGGTTTGCCAGTCGCGCTTGATGGCGGGGTCGCCGGTCCAGACGCCGGCGTCCCACGTCGCCGTGTCCCACACGGATGCTGTGTTTTGCGTGAAGCTCGGGATGCCAGTAGGCGTGCTGGTGTCGAAATCGGCGTTCACGCCCAGCAACACGTTGGGCCTGCCGTCGGCCAGCAGCAGCGGGCGCAGCATTTTTACTTGCTTCAACTGCGAGGGGTTACCGGCGTAGTTGAAGGACTGCAAGCCCTCAAAACTGATGGTCTGGCCGTTGTCCTGGTTGCCGGTCCACGCCAGCGCGACGTTGGTGCCGGTCGCGAAATAAATCGCGCCTTGGTGCCGCTCCCAGCACGTCGCGTTCCAGTTTTTGAACTGGCTCCACGCGCCTGAAATGGTGTTCATCACCAGCTGGTAGCTGACCGTGTTACTGGTCGGCACGTTCACCATCAACAAGTTTTCTTCGGGGTACAGCAGAATCTGCCAGCCAGAATTCGCGCCATAGAGCGTGGTGTAGTCCGACATGGTTTGCTGAATGTTGTCGGTCAACATCATGCGGTCGGTGACGGCCGAGGAAATCAGCGCTTTGGTGAGTGGTGCCAAGCCTTCCTTGGTGATGCACAGCAGATCGCCGCCGTATTTCTGGAAGCAGTTGCGGCCAACGGGCGCGCTGAGCTGATAGAGGCCTACCAGCGACCATGTGCCAACGCCTGCCGGGTCGGTGCCGCGATAGACGGCCACCTGCCCCTCGGAGGTAATCCACGCCGCGTAATCGTCCAGACCATAGCCGCCGTCAACGGTCCATGTGTCCATGGCCACCAAGTAGCCGCCGCGCGTAAACAGCGACTGGAAATTGAGCGCCTGCGCTACGCCGCCAATGCTGTTCACCGGCAGGTAATACGCGGTGAGACTGCTGTTGGCGATAAAGAACAGCCGGTTCTTGTGCGCGTTCACATGCGTGAAGGTGCTGGGCAAGACGCCGGTGATGGAAGCGTTAATGTTAGGCGTCACCACTGGGGCGCCGGTTGCCGGGCTCGCGCTGGGCACGCTAAGGGCGGTGTAGGTGAACGTGTTGGCGCCGGTTCGCACAATCACGAACGTGCCGTTGTAGGCGGCCTCCGTGGCGCCTGTGATGGTGACCGACATGCCGGTCTGCAAATTGTGCGCGCCGGTCATGGTGACGGTGCAGGCGGTGCTAACGCTGGTGATCGAGGTGACCGTTACGCTGAACGCGGCGCTGAAGATATTGCCCCAGCTGGTGCCGTTCCAAACGATAGGCAGGTCGGCCCCGTTCACCGCCACCAGAAAATGGCCGCCCGGCGTGCCGAAAACCACTTTGCGGAACGAGCCGTTCGACAGGTGCGTGAGTGACGGCGCCGGTGCCGGGCCCGCAGTGCTGACGTCGTAAATGTTCGCGCCCGTCGCGGCGAACAGTCGCGCCCCACCGCTGGCCGGCGAGTAACTCATAAGCGTGCGCGCGGTGGTGGCGAGGCCGGTGACGTGGTTCGAGTAACCTGGCCGCACGCGTACCGAGTACGGCAGGCAGAAGAAGTTGTCGAGGATCACCGCCTCGTTAGGTTTCTGCTGCGCCAAGGCGTCGCGGGTATTCCAGCCGCCGGTGGGCGCGGGCACCGAGACCGTGCGCGAGATCTGCGCGCGTTGGGCCGCTTGGCGCATTAGTTCCAGCTTCCAGCCGGCACGATGACGACCGGCGGCACGTCGTACTTGGCGCCGGTCATGGTCAGCGTGGGCTTGGCCCCGTCGCGGTTCATGACGTCGAGCAGGCGGGCTTCGTACTTGCGGAAATCTTCGGCGTACTGCAGGCCCTTGGCAGCCTTCCAGCGCCACACCGTGCCAAGAATGACGAGCTGCTCGTCGAGCACGGTGGTGTCGAGATCAGACGTCCACGTCGAAGATCCCACGCCAAGGTTGGTGGTGATCCAAGCGTTTGAAATGTACTCGAACGCGCACGTCTGCCCGGCTGTTGGCACCGGATAAAAATTGATTGCGCCAGCGATGATGCGGAACCGGTTGAACGGCCCGTTGATCTGCATGGCCTGCGACTGCTGCCAGTCCTGCTGGGAATCCGGGCCATACACCGGCCGGCGCAGCGAGCGGTTCCAGATGGTGTTGTTGACGATCCATTCAAACCCGGTGGTGATGGCCGCCAGCGTCGTTTGCAGTTGGGTGGCCACCGTGGTGAACGTGGCTTCCTGCTGCAGGGCCTGCCACGAATAGCGCGACAGCTGCTCGCGGCCTTCCTCAAGGCTGAGCTCGAGCAGCTGGATCACCTGCGGATCTGTGCTGGTGACCACCGCGTTCGGCGCCAGAATGCCAATGCGCCGGCACACCGACTGAATGAGTTGCAGCAGCGTCAGGCTGCCGCTGGCACTGGTCGCGGGGACTACGATTGTCACTGTTTAGATCACCTTGAATTGCGCAATGACCACCACTGCCAGCACGGGCAGCGTCAGGTTCCAAAACCACGAATGAAAGTTCCACACGCGAGGATCTGCCCAACCCCACCAGGGCAGGTTGGCGCGGCGGCCGTGGCCGTAATGTTCAATCCACTTGTGCTCGGCTTGGGCGTGTTCGCGGCCAAGAAATACGCCAGCGCCCAGCGCAGCGCCCGCCCACCAGTTGCCGGTGGCAAAGCCGACTGCGCTTTGCACCGCGACGGCAATTAGCAGGGGTTCAAGTTCGTTCATCATCGGATGCGCGTTGCCGAAATGACGCCAAATGCGCCAACTGAGCCGGCAGTAAATGTGGCGTAATGCAACAAATAGATCGTCGTTGTGCCGGTCAGTTGGAAACGATTTCGGGGGATTTGGTAACTATTCGTGATGGTGCCGATGGCAGAAACCGGCGTCACTTGCGTGTTGTATCGCGTGGTTAAAAATGTACCAGCTGACGTAGAAATGCCGCATTGCAAATACCCGGCAGTCGCGCCAGTGAAAGCAAACGCCCCGGTGCCCCACACTTCCCAATCGCCAGCAGTCAAACTGATGCTTGTGATCGAGGCCGTGGTTGCCGTTGTTAACGCAACCGCGCTGCCTGACGCAATGTTCGACTCAATGTACTGACCTATATCACCGGCTAAAGCATTGGCCGTTCCAGTCGTGTCGCCCTGATACCAATGTACATATTGGTTGTAGGTGAGATTTTTGTAAGTTCCAGAAGAACTAATTAACGAGTTTCCGCCGTCAACAATTCTTTGACTGCCTGCCTGTAAACTTTTCAAAAAGGTGCCAGATGACAGGTAAGAAATGTTTTGGCCAATGAAGCACGGCCCATTAACGCCGCTTACGTCGTAATCGGTGACTGCTCGGTTGCTGTGATTGTTGTTGATTCTGGCGGTATAACTAAATCCATCTGGAAACGCGCCGACGGTATAAGTCCCGTTAGGCTGCGCGGCGGTGACGCCTGTAATCGTCGTGCCGCTGCCACCCTCATTAGCATTGGTCATCAAAAATCTTACGGGATAATTGATGTTCTCAAACCAACTTGATTGAATGTTGTAGTTGCAGTTTCTGCCTAAGATTCCGTACTGGGTTTGCGCGTTTGTGCCGCTGTATAAATAACAGTTGGTCACGTTTCGGATGCTTTCTGATTGTGACCCGTAGTCGAGAATCATCGCCAAAATTCCGTTGGCAACGTCAGTCGCAAACCCGTTATTGCTAATTTGGGGAGAATCGTTCCAGTAAGTGGACGTAGGAGTCGCAGACCCATACCAAACGCGGGCGGTGTCGTTGGTCATTAACAGCCCCAATCCCGCGTTGATAAACCCGGAAAAATAACAGCGGTCGTGAACCGTGTTGATGCAGCATTCTTCGACGACGTTGTACCGGCCACCAACAAATATGCATTGGATAATCGACGTTCGCTGGCAATTCGCCAAATAAATTCCGCAGCCGTTTGTCGGGCAGTTGATGGTCAAGCCTTGGATGAGAACGCCGCGCATTCCAGTGATGTCGCCGCCTACTCCATTCGTGAGCGGAAACGCTTGAAACCCATGCGCCATGTCTTTGTCAGCGGCAGTGCTTAAGGTTGAATGCGTAAACGTGATGGTGGCGCGGTCACCAATCAGCTGACCTTGGAAATTGTGACCGGCGGTATCCGTCAATAGAATTGCACTGCTGCACAGGTATGTTCCAGAAGGGAAAAACACTTGCGCCGACTGGTTGGCGTCTATGGCCGCCTGAATCGCTGCCGTGTCATCCGTCACCCCATCCCCAACCGCGCCGAAATCTGTAACGCTAACCGCCTCCTGCAGTTTCCCTTGAACAGTGCGAGACACGGCGCCTGTGCCTGCAGGGAGGTAATACAAATCCTGCCCTTGCGCCGGATCCTCAAGCAGCACGTCCGTGATCGTCGTGGTCGTGTAGCCGGTCTTGCTGCAAACAATGTCGTAGCGCCCGTCGGCCGCATAGAACTGCAGGCGGCCGGTGGCAGAGCTGGTGGTGGGGTTCGTCAGCGCAGTCACGCCGTTATCCGAATACAACGACGCGAGGGTCGTGGTGCCGGTGAGATACACCGCGCAGCTGGCGCTGGCCAGCGGCGCGAGTGAGCCGCCAACAACGGTGGCAATGTCGTTGACGTACTTTTGCATTACGCGGCCTCGTCAATGGTGCGGCGGTGCCGCTTGGGTTTGTCGTCTTCCAGCGCGTCGAGGCGCGCGGCTAATCGCTCCACCTGGTCGCGCAGCTGGCGGTTTTCTTCTTTCGCCAGCGCCAGCTCGCGCACGACGGGCTCGAGGTCCTTCTTCGCCTGCAGCTCGGCTTTCGCCATGTCGCGCAGCACGCGGCCGTCGAGGCCAATTTCGCCGAGCGTGGTGTCCGGGCAGGCGGCCAAGTCCTCGAGGGTCGGGAACTTCGCGGCCAGCTGTTCGCGGCGGCTTTTCAGAATGCGTTCCCACGTCATGAGCGGCGTGCCTTCGCGCGGCAGCTCGCGGCCGGCGCGGTATTCGCTCAGCGCGTTTTTGAACTGCGCCACCCAGCTGTGGTCGTAACGGCCCTCGCGGGCTTCGCGGCCCTTGCGCTCGACGAAGTCGTCGGCGAAAAACTCCATGGGGTCGCCACGGTGGCCATGCGGGGTGATGCGGATGAAGGTGACGAGTTTCGGCACTTCATAGCCGGCTGCGGTCGACTGCTCGGCGTCGACGCCGTGTTCTCGCTGAACGAAATCAAAAAACGGAATGCGGTTGTCCATACGTCTCCTTAAGCGGTTGCGCTTTGTTCTGAGCGCTGTCGAGCGCCCAAAAAAAAGCGCCCTCCGAAGAGGGCGCCCCAAGGCCAACAGGCCGAATGCTTAGGTGATAGCACCCTGCGCAAACGGCCGGTTGAACGTGACGTTGTTGAAGTGGTTCGTGCCGTCGTTGAACGTCTCCGTGGCAGTCACGGAGCCGGTGGCGGACGCGTTGCTGGCCAACGTCACCGTCCGGTTGTCCGGATCAATGGCGGTGATCAGCGAGGTCGTGATGCCGGTGCCAGACACCGAGCCACCAACAAACCAACCGTCGGTGTTGGACACCTTCAGAACGGGCGAGCCGTTCTGGGTGACGGTGTTGGTCTTGGCCACGGTGGTGGACGACGGCCGGGTTGAGCGGCAGTTCACCAGCTGCTTGCCAGCGGCGTTGGCCCCAGCCTGACCGGCGGCCACAATGCCGATTGCGGTGTCAGCCGCAACCGAGGCAGAGGACCACGCGACGTAAGAGCCGGAGATCACGATCCACAGGAAGTAGGTGCCGGTGGCGTTGCCGCTGGGGATGGCGTTGAGGTTGAACCCAACCGACTTGCCCAGGTTGGCGGTGTTGGCCACCAGCGTCGCAGTGAAAGAGCTCGCGACGTCGTAGGCCATCACGGCACCGGTACGCAGCGGCGTGCCGTTGGTGAAGCTGAACTGGACGTACATGAGTTCCTGACCGCCCCAGTAGGGGTCGGCCACGGAAATCACAGTGCCCAGCGCGTGGCGCTGAACGGTGTCGGGGGTGTTCCAGTTGCCAATGGCCTGAGAGCCAACGAACGGAACAATGCTTGCGGAAGTCGTCATGTCAGATCTCCTTTAGGCCTTGATCACGCCCTGCAGCGAACGATTCGACAGGGCAAGGTTGCCTTGGAAAATGATCGTGCGGACAAGCGCGTCCTGATTGATGGAGTCAACCTCCGGGAGCATGGTCATGTTGGCGTCCTGATGAACAACCAGATCCATGTACTCGGTGTTGAGGAAATAGGCGTGGGCCGCCGGGATACCGCCTGACGAATCGAAGAACACGTCAGCCGACTTGTACTTCATGGAGATCATGCCGCCCTTGCCGTTCTCGTCGCTGGTGTAGCGCTTGAGGCTGGTCTGGCTCTGCTCGTAGAAGGTGAAGTAATCGTCGGACATGACGATCAGATCCGGCATATCCGAACCACGGGTGAGGCGAATCCACAGCGGCAGCATCAGCGACTCAATCGTCGAGGCCGACGGGGTGATCGCGGAGCCGCCCTGCAGCGGGGCGCCAGCGGACTGAACCACGTTCTGCCAGAACGAATAGGTGCTGGAGTTGATACCGCCCACCGTGCCGGTGCCCGCGTCCGCCACCAGCGCCTGCAGACCGTTGATCTGGTTGGCGGCGGTGCCGTCGCTGTACAGGTCGACGCTGAGACCGTTGGCCAGCGAGTTCTGGGCGTTTTTCACCTTGGCCTTGATGAAGTTCACGATGCGGTTTTCGCCGCTGTTCGTGCGCATTTCAAGACCGCTGATTGCGATATTCACCGCCACCTGACGCCACGGGTATTCCGCAGCGGAGAGTACGTCGACCGCGTTGATCGCCAGCACGTCGAAACCCGAATAACGGGTGTAGGTGCTGTTCGCCGCGTACTCGAGCGGCATGGCAATGCTGAGACCGCCGTCCTCAAGGCGAATTTTGCCGCCTTCGGACAGACGCTTGAACAGCGCGTTGTGTTTCGTCACGTTGTCCGCGACGTCCTTGCGGTGCGCACGATAGGTCGTGGCCACCAGTTCCGAGAAAACGCCGAAATTACCGGCGCTATAGCCTTGCCCTGGAGACGGCATGGTTGGTTACTCCTAAATGGGGTTAAGCGCCAGTCACTCTGCGGAGCGTGGCGCGGATCGTTTCTTCCATGGACTGCCCTGCCGGGACGTCCGTCGGGAGGGCTGGGCGGCTGCGCACATTGACGCTTGCGGCCTGCCTCGCGACTTGCGCCTTCTTCGCCGCTTCCTCGCGTGCTGCGCGGGCTTCCTGTTGGGAAACGGTGGCGCGAGTCGTGGGGTTGGCGTAGACGGCCTGCGCATAGGCCTCTTGCAGGTCTTTGGCGAGGCCGGCTTGTAGAAGCGCGGCCATGTGCTCTCGGACTTGCTCGAAATGCCCATGGTTTGGATCAGCGGCGAACGCAGCGATCTCGCTGTTGAGCGAGTATTGCTCTGCCTGCTGGCCCTGAAGCTGTTGCTGCTGCAGGTAGCTCGAAAGCTGTTGCACCTGCTGCTGGAGCTGCGCGACCTGCGGGTCGACAGCCTGCGGTTCGTAACTGCCGACCTGACCGAGGTCGACGTTGTAGTACTTGGCCATCTGCTGAATCTTGGCCAGTTTTTCCTGCGGCTGGCCGTAGCGCAGCAGGTGGTCGGTCGCCATTAACTGGGTGGCCGCGCCTACAGGGTCGAGCCCGGTGGTGCGCAGCGTCGCCTCAAACGGCTGAATGGCGCGCCCGAAATCCTGCTGGAACTGCGCGGCCTGCCGGTACTGCTCAATGCCCTTGTGGAAGTCCGCCTCGCGGCGCTCGACCTCGGCCTGCACTTCCGGCGGCAGCGTGCCCCATTTCTCGGCCACCTCTTTGCGCCATGTGTTGGGCGCGGGCCGCGTTTCCGGGGCCTCTGGGGCCGCCTCCGGGGCTTTGGCGAACTTGCCCTGCGCATCACGCGGCGCCACCTCTGGCGCGGCCTCCGGGGCGTCCGGGACGTCCTCGCCAATGTCCCCTGCAGGTTCCAGACCGCGCTCGCGCAGGCTTTGCAGGGTTTCGCGAATGGTGTCGTCGATCGACTTCGGGGCTTCGGCCTCGACCTCTTCGACGTCGGCGGTTGCGCCTTCGTTTTCGAGCATGCGGACTCCAGAAATGAAAAAACCCGCACAGGGCGGGTCTAGAAACAAAAAAGCCCGCGCGAGGCGGGCTTGGTGTAGGGCGTTTTGGGCTTAGGCCAGCGCGGCCTGAATGACTGCCCAGGCCTGCGCTGGCGTGTTCGACTGGGCCACCTGCACCCAGCGGCTGCGGCCGGCGTAGGGCGCAATCACGCCCATGGCGTAGACGTCGGTCAGGGTGGTGCCCACCGGGGTGAAGTTCTGAAAAATAACGGTTCGGGCAGTGCCGTTCGGATCGGCCTGCGCGATCAACTGCGCTTCGGTGAAAGCCATGCGTTCCTCACAATGCGCGCAGTGCGGCGCGCTTTTTCTCAGGGGAAAGGTTTGCCCACACCGCCTGCGCGGTGCGCTCTATTGCCCGATCGCGGGCCAGCTCGTCGTTGCGCCGAATGCGAGACGCTTCTTTTTGCTCCGCCTCGCGCCCCTCGTAGGGGCGGCAACCGCTGCGGCGCAGGTCTTCACGGCGGCCGGCGCGGCCATGCACCACCCGCCCGTCGATAGGGCTTTCGTAATCGGGCAGGTCGCCCACCACATACGGCGCCGCCGTACGGCTTGCGCGGTAGTCTTGCGCCAGAATCAGTTCGCCGGTCTCCGGGTGCTGGATGTATCGCGTTCTCATAGCAGCAGCAGAATCTCCTCGTCGTCTTGTTCAAGCCATTCGTCCCAGCGGCGTGCTTGCAGCGCCTCGAGCTGTGCGGCCACGGCCTGCAGCTGCGCGACATAGGCCGACCAGTCTGGCTGCGGGGCCGGAACCGCAAGGTTCTCGACCAAGTCCGGTGCGGCGGCCTTCAGTTCTACCAGTTCGCGCGTGATGCGCTTGCGCACGGCCTTCGCCTTGCGCGTCGTCCATATCTCGACGCGCGGCACATCGTCGCCGCCGATTTTGCTGGGTACTTCGGGCGCCGGCCCTAGGCCGACCTGCGCCAGCAGAGTGTCGTCGCCCTCAACAAGCGCAGCAGTGACAGCCCATACGGCCGACTGCTGGCTTAGCAGCAGCGACATGGTTTAGTAGGCGCTGGTTTCCGCGAATTCGACCGAGACTTGCAGGCGAATGACGCCTGCGGCGCCCATCGCGATCCCGTTCGTAATCACAAAACCCTCGTTTTGCGCCAGCACAAACGGATAGTCGCCCGAGTCATAACGAAGAAGGTCTGCGGTTGGCATGCTAGTGCCAACGGCGGTGCTCGAGCCGCCCGCGATACCCACGCCCGCCGTTTCCAGCGTGCGGGTGCCGGCCGTCAGCGCGCCGGTGCTGGCAATGCGAATGTCAGGGGCCGACGCAATGTTGGTGAATGAATTGCGGTGCTTGTTTTGCCCAGCCGTATAAAGCGCCGTGCCACCTGAGTCACTGGCCGTGAAAGAGGTGGCGCGTAGCATCTGGTAGTCCAGGCCTTGCGCCGTTGTGAACGCCGTGGTCGTGACAAACCCAATCGACAGCCGGCGCACCAGTATTAAATTGCTGCCGGTATTCCGAAACGAAAACACAGGGCCGCTGGCCGCCACGCCCGTCAGCGAGCCAGACGCGCCGGCGACCGAGTAGTAGCCAATGACTTCCGCCGGCCGCAGCGACACGCGCGCCGCACGAAACGTGGCGTCCACTTCCTGAGTCGTTCCGCCGTTGCCCTGAATTTGAATTGCCATTTAGTTCCACACCCATGCGATTGTCCA